TTCCAGTTCAGCAGATGATCGGGGTTTGCCATCATTGAGTGCTCGTCTGAGCGTCTCGGTTTTCGATAGCAACACTGGAGGCTCTCTTGGCTCGGGAGCCAAAGCGCCTAAACTCCGGGCTCGCTCCAAATATTTCCTGTTCATCAATCGCCGTCCTTCAGCTGATTGGCGCAATCCTCATGTACCAAAGCAATGGCGCCAGCTGCCGTTCCGATATCGACCAGTTCACCTCTCATGATCGGTTGGTCACACAGAGGGCAAAGTGGAAGATCCTCGGGGTCAATCGCTTTGCTAATATCAATCACTGTCACCGCCTTCTGCCAGGGCTTTCTCCCGTCTCCGATCGATGAACTCCTGGCGCCAGTCCAGCGCCTTTTCGCAGGCCTGCTCGTAGCTCTCGGCATAGATCCACTTCATGCTGTAGTAGCCCCAGGACAGGCGGTGGGAATCAGCCGTGATATCTTGTGGTACCGGCGTGGCGAACTTCACCAGGTAGCCGAACTTCCGGTTGTCGGTGAGGTGCTCGAAGATCAGGCCTTCGTCGTCCAGGTCGTAGGGCGGCTCCACGCCGATCTCTTCCCAGATCCGGTCTGGCTCGTCTTCCATGAAGGCTTCCCGGGCAATGTCCGGCCAGGCGTCCTGTGCCAGCATGGTGGGGACGTGGATGATGGCCTCTGCCCGGACGTCGTTGTCGAACATCATTTCGATGATTGCTTCTTTCACGCTGCGTTCTCCTGTTCCAAAACCCGCTTTCTGTCTTCCAGGTATTCCCGGTTAACCTGCTGCCAGCGGTCGTATCGCTCCTGGCTAAAGCCCGGGCCGGCCATGCGGGTGATGATTTTCTCGTTGTCGGTGACCTGCCGGATGATTTCCGCCGGCGCGTATTGGTAGTGCCAGAGCTCCAGCGGATCCTCGGGTTTCTTCCCGTGCCAGGTCTGGCAGATCCAGCCGAGGTCATACACCTGGTCGGTGCGCTGGGCGTTGAGTGCGTCGGCCCGGAGCTCGTGGTACAGGTCTTCTACCTGCTGGATGTTGTAGCTGGGCAGATCAAACAGCCGGCTTTCCATCCAGCTCTTGCCGTCCGTCGCGCGGCACAGGGCGCGCACGCCAACGAACCAGTTTCGGGGGCGATTCACCAGGTGGCGGGCGAGGTCTTCGCCCATGGTGATCCAGCCGAACGGGGACCAGCGCTCAGCCGTGGTGTACTGCTGGCCATCCACCGGGCTGGTCAGGCCCTCCCAGGTCCACACCCGGGAGTTGGCGAACAGGCGCTGGTCTCTGGCGATCGCGCTGTGCTGCTTTCTGCGGTTTCGCTTCTTACTCACGACAACCCCTTTTCGAACATCGTTATTTGACCCCGCTGCTCAGCGGCTTGTGGGTTCAACCACAAAACCTCTGTTCTGAGGACAGTCCCTCTATGCCCAGAGGCGCGGGCCGGTTTCGAGTGCATCTCCCAGTCTTTTAAAAAGTCTTCGTAAAGCGGGTTGGAATAACCGCTAATAGCCACCATTCCTTCCACCCTTTCCAACACCTGCAGCAGCTCTACGTGATCGTCCTCAGTCATCTCAAAGTCGTACCGAGCATTTCGCATAACCCGAGTGCTGTGCATGTAAGGGGGGTCGACATAGAAAAGCGTGTCCGGGCCGTCGTGTTTGGTGATTACATCGGCTGCAGGTCTGTTCTCGATGATCACGCCAGATAACCGACTGCAGAAGCTCGCTATGTTGGATGGATAGCTTTCCCAGACATGGCTGGAAAGTTTGTAGCGTCGCTCTGAATCGATGCGGAACCCGGTTCTTGACCTGGCAAGGCCGCTGCTACCAAAGGCAGCCTGAGCCCTGAAAAGGGTTCTTCTGGCTCGCTCGACGGGGTCTTCTGTTGATTCGTAGCTAAGCTCGAACTCTTCTCTTGCATAGGGAGTTAACCTGCAGACTTCGATCAAACGTTGAGCCTGATCTGGATTTCTCAGCACCTGGAACACATTCACCAGGTCTTTACTGAGGTCGTTGTAAACCTCGGCATACGATCTGGGTTTGTTCATCAGAACGCTTGCAGCTCCCCCGAAGGGTTCGACATAGCAACGGTGCTCAGGAAAGAAACCTATGATCCAGTCAGCGATACGGTATTTCCCTCCGAAGTAACGCATCACCGGCGCTTTTATCTCAGTGTTCTGAAGACTCAGTGAATTGGCTTTCATGAAGTGGCCTCCACCAGATTCTTTATGGCGGCACGCGCCGCCCGTGCCATGGCCTGACGGTGGCTTTTCTTTTCGATGCCTTCCTTGTTCATGATGGTCAGCACCATGGCGACATCCACCAGCAGACAGGCCGGGCGGCTCTCCGCCTGGTTGATGAGCGTGGTGCTGGCATCGTCAACGGAGGTGCCGAGCAGTCTGGTGGCCAGATGAGTGGCTTCGTCCAGGGCTTTCTGTTCCTGGTCTTTGACGTTATCGCTGCTCATGCCGCACCTGCCTTAGCCGTCAGGGTTTGGTAATCCGGCTGGCTTATGGAGCGCATCCCACCCATCATGGCCACGCCCCATTTCTGGCGGTTGGCCGGGATGAAGCTGAGCTCGTCCAGGTGATCGGTGAAAACCACAGGCTGAGAAAACCACCGAATGTTAGTGAGCTGCAGGGCACTGACCGGGATCCCTTCCAGGAAGATTGGGCAACTGACTGACAGCGGCCGTTTCCATTGCAGAACGTTTGCCACCTGGGCGTTGGCGATCACCTTGCGAGCATCGGAACATTGACCAGCTGTATAGATGAGAACCGAGTGGCCTGGCTGGACCATCATTCGACAGCGGGTTTTCTCGAACAGCGGCCAGAAACCCCAGTCCAGCAGCGCCATGGAAGCGTCCGTGGCGGACAATATCCGCCCGGAGGTGGTCTCTGAAGGGTGTTTGATCAGGATGAAATGGGAGCGCTTCACGATTCACCCCCGTTGCTCTTTTCAAGTTTCCGTCCGCAGAATGGGCAAAAGTTACACAGAATGGATACCGAGTCTTTGGTGAAGTTCTTTGCGTGACCACCGCCCTTCTTCGGCTTGCGGTACTCAACTTCTACTCTCGGGTTAACCGGTGCGAAATCTCCTCCAGATGGGAAAAAAGCCAGGTTCTGCCAGGAGACATCGATATCGGTTGAGCCTTCGGGAATAGCCTTCTCGATTTGCGGCTTAACCTTCTGAAGCATCTCTGAAAAACATTTGCACTTGCTCATGCCGCAGTCTCCTTCAGCTCGACTTCGATAGGCTTGTTCAGGGCGATCAGGTGGTCCAGGTAGCGGGTAAACTGTTCCAGCCTGGCCATGCGGGCGAGGTACTCTTCGTTCATTTCCTTCTTGTTCAGCCAGTCCCAAAAGGTGAGCCTGATATCGATATCGGCGAGTCGATCCGGCAGCTCCACGCCGTCGCTCCATTCGGTGTTGGCTGGCATGATCCGGATATCGGTGCTGTGCGTGTGGCCGTGGATGTTCAGGTGGGCCTGCACAATGCCCCGGCGGTTCAGCACCATGCATTGGAGAAGTACTTCTTCCGCTGCCAGGTGCAGGTTTTCGATCATTTCTTCTTCGGTTAGCGTCAGCATTTTCATTTTTTCTCCTGGCCTTTCCAGCCTGTCTTTATCGGTAGTTCCGTGTTCGCACTTCCAGCAGCTCCTGGCAGTCCACGCAGGTGGGGCAACCGGGTAGCGCTTCCCGGCGTTTGGCCGGGATTTCCGCGCCGCACTCTTCGCAGTGCGGATCGGTGCTGGTGGCCCTGGCCTGGTTGCGCTGGTTGGCCAGCGCCAGTTCCAGGGACTGCTCGATGTAGTCGCCGGCGATGTCGGCTTTATCCGCCATGGCGCATGGCCTCCGTGGCGTCCGGGTTGAGGTCCGTGGATGGAATCAGGCGCATGGTTCCCGCCTTCACGCAGGCCTGGGCCTGCTCTGGGGAGTCGAATACCACCACCATGGCCACGCGGTGGTGGCAGCGGCCGTGGTCTTCATTGATGACGGTGAGCTCGCCAACGTCGTGTACACGGCCGGCGGGCTGCTGGTCAGATGAGTTGGTCATGGTTGCTTCCTCTTTTGGCGTCAGCCGGTACCGGATCAGTTCCAGTCCCCGGGCGGTGATCAGGGTTTTGGTGTAGGGCGTTTTGCCCCGGGTGGGGTGTTCGTAGGTTCCAGTCTTCACGACGAAGATGCCCTGGCCCCGGTACCGGCCGGCGGGCATGTTGTGCTGGTCCAGCATCTTCAGCCGGCGGAGCTCGCGGGCCAGTTTGTTCCTGCCGGTGTCCAGCAGGGCGGCGGCTTGGTCGAAGGTGTATTCCACAGTGGCTTCCTCCTTACACTTCTTTCTCGAAGATCCAGCACCGAACCGACGTGCTGGCAGATGAGTTGAGGCTTACCCGGATCGCCGATCGAATGGTCCGGCTGCTATCGATGAACTTGCGGCTGCGGCTGGTTTTCAGGTGCCGCTTGAGCTCTGAAATCGGTGGGATGCGCAGTTTGCTCTCGGCACAAACCTGCTCGAAATGCTTCAGATTCACGGCGATCAGCTTGTCGTTTTCGCCGTAGTGGTTGAGGGTGGGGGTGCCGTTCAGGCCCTCGATAAAGTCGTAGGCCTCCCAGAATTCCTGCACCATCGGGTGGTCTGCGTTCACGGCGCTCTGGCGTTCCTTGGCCATGGACATGATCATTTCCCGGGCCGGCTCCAGGTAGGATTCCGGGAGCAGCTTCAGGCCTTCAGCACCCAGGCAGTCGATCAGGGCCATCATCTGGCCGTGGTTTTTGGCAATCCGGTGGATCCGGATCTCCGGCAGTTCGGCCAGTGATTTCTCGTACTGGGGCGAGCGATCGCACACCAGCTTCATGATCTGGGATTCCGCCGTGGTGGCATGCAGGGCAAAGCCAGAAACCTGGTCCATCGGTGTGCGTTCCAGTTTCTCGGCCAGGGCCTTGGTGGTCTCGCTGTGTCCGTCCCGGGTTACGTGCAGGTGCACGATCCGCTGCAACACGGCATCGCTGGCGTTCACCTGGGCGTTCTGGCTGATCACGATGGCGCCACGGAAGGGCGGTTCGTAGGTGTCGTTGCCGCCGTTCTTCTGGCCACGGCTGCGCACGCTGCGACCGTTGTAGGCGGTTTTCAGCTCGTCCCAGTCGAACTGCTTCTGTTTGGCACCGGCTTCCTGGTCCCGGTCGGACTCGATCAGCACCACAGGCAGGTTGCTCACCTGGGCAAAGTTCCGCGCCCGGGCGGCCAGGGTCGCCTTGCTGGGGTCGAAGCCCTCGTAATCCTGCCGGCCTACCAGCTTCCACAAGAACTCGATCAGGGTGGACTTACCGGAGCCCGCCTCGCCGACGATCTCAATGAACGGGAAGCTCTTGTGCTGCTTCCGGATCTGCTCGGCGAACAAGCTGCCCAGCCAGTAGGCCACGGCGATCACACCCTTCGGGCCGAAACATTCGGCCAGATCCCGGGCCCAGCCGCGCTGGTAGTCGCTGCGGTCTTTGTTGATGGACAGGGCGACAGACTCGGAGAGCGTCTTCACGCTCATGCGGCCGATGTCGTAGTAGTCCTCGTTGTTGAGCTCGTGAATCTGGCCCGCGTGTACGGCCAGCTCGGGGAACACCCAGGTTTCGTGCTCTTTGCTGTAGCCGATGAAATCGATGGTCTCGACGGTTTTGATGCCGCTGATCTGTTGTTTCAGCAGGCGGTCCAGCTGCTGGCTGGTTCCGGTCCACACGGCACCTGGGGCGATCCCCAGCAGGCGCTTTTTGAATTCGCTGGCGCTGGCCAGCTGGCCACCGCTGAAGGTGTTCTTCACGGGCCGGCCGTCGTGGGGAAAGTTCACGCGGTAGTAATACCAGGACTCGTCTGTAACCTTGTTGGCCAGGTAGTACAGGGCGGTGGGGTAGCAGTTGGCGATTTCCACCACGGCGTTGCACTGTTCCAGGGCCCGGTCGACCATCTGGCGATCGCTCAGCGGCTCGTCTCCGTCTTCCAGGTCCCGCATGGCCTTGTGGAATTCCTCCATGTTCAACTTGAACCAGAACAGCCGGTTGTTGAATCCGAAGGGAAACTCGTTGCGGCCGGTATGGCTGTAGATGCGGTTGGCCTTTTCCTGGGCACTGCGGGCGATCACCAGGTCACCCTGATAAAGGAATTCCTTGGTGGTGGGTTCGCCGTCTTCGTTGACCAGCTCACCGCGCTGCCAGGCGTCGTTCCAGTCGCGCTTGTGCTTGCCTTCCTGGGGGATGACAGCGGCGCCTACCTTCCAGCCCTGAGACCGGGCGATGTTGGCGAACTTGCGGATGTAGCGAACGCCGGCTTCATCGCCGTCCATCGCCCAGATCAGGCGGGGCAGTTCCTCGCCGGCCTCCTCCCGGGCTTTCTGAAGCTCGGCCAGGAAAGTGTCCGGGTAGTTGTTGCAGCTGAAGGCGGCCACGGCCGCGATGCTGGCGTGGTACAGGGCGGTAGCGTCGAAGATGCCTTCCACAATCCACAGCTCTTTGCCCTGGGCCAGATCCAGACCGGGCGGTACCCAGGCCAGGCCCTTGGTTCTGCTGCCGTAGTTGAAATGGGCTTTCTTCTTGCCGAAGCGGTGCGGTTTGTCGATCAACCGCTCCCAGTAGTCGCCACGGTCGTTGATCTTGAAGCGCACAGTGGCGGAACCGATGTTCCGTTCGCGGTCCCAGTATTGCTCCTGGGTGTACCAGCCCCGGACTTTGGCCAGATCGAAGCCACGGCCATGCACCATGTAGGCATCTGCCACTTCGGTACTGGTTTCCTTCTCACCGGCCTTGCGATCCTTACGCCCGTAGCGCTCTGTCCAGCTGTCGAACAGGTCGGGGAACAGCTCCTTCACGTGGTGGGAATCACCGCACTTGCTTTCGCGGCCGCAGCGGATCATCCAGGGGGAGTCCAGTGATATGAACGCCTCCTTTTTGTCGCAACTGGGGCAGCGCAGCCGGCGCATGTAACGTGCGTCGGTCGATTCCTTACCACCAAAGTCACTCTTCAAACGGAACAGGATGTCCGCCCGTAGTTGGTCTTGCATCTGGAGCGCTCTCGATCAGGCGGGAATTTGGATGGCGGCGGCCTGGTCCCGAAGCTTCAGCAGCTCCTGAACCGAAAAGATGCTGGTGCGGCCGGACTGGTCGTGGATCACAACCGTGTTACCGGTGGTCAGGCTCACATCCACATAGGCGTTGGGCTGTTTGGCGCCTTCCAGGTCGTGCCAGGCACGGATGGCAAGCAGGGATGCCCGGCGGCGAGAGCACTGGAACTCCTCCATCAGGCTGTCCACGGTCAGTTCGATGCATTCCCGGGCATCGGTGCTGCCTTTGCGAAGGGCCAGCAGTTGGGAATAGGCGGCGTCTGTCATGCATTGGGCTACTGCGTTCATCGGGTTGCGTCCTTCTTCTTGGGGGAGAACTTTTCGTAGGCCAGCTCCATTTCCTGCTGGCACTGCTCGCGGACTTCCGGAGCGAGGGGGATCTGTCGGACGTTGCCGTCCGGGTCGAGAGAGAGGCGATCGGTATGGGTTAGAAACACCACGCCCTTGTAACCGCAGTGGTCTGCGTCCTGGCAGAACACGTAAAGCTGCCGCTGTGCCGAGATCATCTGCACGCTGGTGCGAACACGGCACACGCCGGCGCAGTGGGGGCACAGGATGCGGAGGAAGTTATTTCGGACTCCGGACTGCAGGCGCTGCTGATGTTCAGCATCTGGGGTGCCCGGGTTCTTGGCCTGTAGCACCGGGCCATAGGAAACCTCCACGGAGCCTCGGTAGCCGCATTCGATGTTCCGGCACTGCACAAAGGCGTCTTTGCCTTTCTGCTGGATGGCTCGGCTGGACTGGATCGAGCAGGCCTCGCCACACGCCGGGCAGCCGATCGTCAGGTAGTTGCGGGTGATCTGGTTGAGCTTCACTTTCTGGGGCCTCCTACGGCATGAAGCGCCCGGTTACGGCCGGTCAGCTTCAGGCTGGCTCCGCGCATGCGTTGTTTGATCAGCCACTCGGCGGCTTGATCCATGGTTTCCAGTCCTTGCTGCCTGCGGATGGTGTCCAGCAGCTGCGCCTGTTGGTCCGTCAGTTCCAGGGTGATTTCCGGCATCTTTTGAGGACCTCAAATGCTGCGAATGTGGGCCTCGGAATGTGGCGTACCACCGGCCATGCTGGGAGGTGTGGGCAACAGCGCGGCCTCTGCCTGGGCGATCAGCATCTGGCGCAGCAGGCTGGCCCGGTCGGTACCGGTGTAATCCACCAGTGCGTTGATCACGGCGGCCTCGTAGTCGTCCAGGTTGAGGCTCACACGGTTTTTGCGGATGCGTTTGGGGTCCTGGTACATGCGGCTACTCCTTCAGTGCTTCAGGCAGACGTTTTGCGCTGGTAGTCATTCAGGCCTTGCAGAAAGAAGATGCGGGCCTGGGATGCCAGGGAACGGCCTTCCGCCAGGGCGGCCTGCTCCAGGGCGGAACGTTCTTCCGTGAGAAGGCGAAGCGCGATCGGCTTCGCAGTTAAAACACCGACGGGTGCGCGGTGGCTGGGGCTGGGTTTTTTTGCACCTTGCATGGTGTATCCTCTGTGTAACGCTGAATTACACAGAATGATAGACCCCAATGCGCAAGCGAGTAAACAAAACGGGAATTGTAATTTCCTATTGGTATCCGATATGAGTGAAAAACTTTTAAATAGTGAACAGATTGTTCACAGAATGAGAGATGCGATCGGGGCGCGTAACGACGGGGCTGTGGGTGAATTTGTCGGGGCTTCAAAACAGGCGGTATACAACTGGAAAAATCGTGGATCTATTCCGATTGAGTACTGCGTCAAATTCTGTGTGAAGACGGGAAAGAGCCTTGACTGGCTAATTTTCGGATCTGATGAGGGAATCTCTTCAGAGCGAGCGGCCGCTGCATATGGAGTAGAGCTTGACGAGGACTACAGCGAAATTCCCGTGTACGACGTTGAGGCGAGTGCTGGTAATGGGTCTATGTTCGACCAGGAACTGGTTAGCAGCCACCTGAAGTTCAGAAAGGATTGGCTAACTCGAGAAGGGCTTCACGTTCACAATTTGGTAGCTATTCGAGTATCCGGCGATTCCATGGATGGTACCTTGGCAGACGGTGACACTGTTCTTATCGATCGCTCAAGAAGAAAGCCTGATGGTGTTTTTGCCATTCGAATTGGGGACAGTCTCCGAATTAAGCGTCTGCAAATGATGGCAGACGGTTCGCTCCGGGTTTCCAGCGACAACATGGTGTACCAGCCAGAGGTGATCCATCCGGAGAATTTGAACCAGGTTGAGATAGTGGGGCAATGCTACTGGCGTGGTGGCCGGGTGTTTTAGCCCTGCAGTGTTTCCGCTTCGAGGCTGGTGACCAGGCCGCTATCACTCAGATTGTGACTGGCCCTGGTTACCACCCATTTCCGCCCGTTGATCTGCCGCTTGAATCCTTCCGCCTGTAGTTGCCACTCCGGCCCGACATCCGGCCGGCCAGTACCCAGCGTAATAGAAAGTTCTGCTTCCCCACGGTTCAGCCTTCTTAGCTCTGACTGAGCAGCGACCTTTGCCTCGCTCTCATTGGCATAGGTACCTCGCAGGCGCTTGACCCGTTCTTCCGTACCCACCTGCACTTGAACCTGCTGGCCGACGTCGACATCGTCCCAGAAGGCGATGACACCGGTGTAGCCGTCGCGATCAGTTTCGCGGTAGGTACCGCTGTCGCCGCTGCGGGGCCTTACGGTTATCGAGGGCAGGGCGGTACCGCCGGCGGTGACTGACTCTCCTCGAGGAGTGAACAGGAGCCTACCTGCTTTCACGGTAGCGATGGCGTCGTGGCGCTCTCCCAGGCGGGTGAGCAGGTTCAGATCGGACTCGTCGGTCTGGTCCAGGTGTTCGATGCCGATCGATGCCAGGCTGCCGCCGATGACGGGCTCCAGCTCGTTTTCCCGGGCGATGGTGGTTACCAAATCGTTGAGGGTTACCTGGTCCCAGCTGCGGGTTCGGCGTGTGGGCAGGCCGTTGCGCATGTCGGCGCTGCGGGCGGTGATGTTCAGTACGTTGGGCGCCCAGCTGTACGAAGCCTCGTCCACAATGAACAGGCCCTTCTCGAATAGCGGCTGGCCTCTCCACCCGATAGCCAGTTGGATCTCTGCGCCCTTGGGCGGGATCTCCAGGGCGTTGTCGTGGTCGCTGAGGGTGAGGGACAGTGTGTCGGCCTCATCCCCTGGTGTTTCATCCAGGGTAAGGTCTATCAGCCTGCCGTTCACCGTTGGAGTGATGTTGCGGCCGTTTACCACCAATCGATAATCAGGGGCTCGGTCCTGCATCAGGCGATGCCTCCACTATTGCGCCTGGGCTGGTAAAGCCCGAGCCCAATCGCGGCATCCCGGCTGGTGGCGGCACGGTCGCGGAAGGCCTGAAAGTCGTCCTCGTCTACCCGCACCAGGTTGATGGTGAAGTCGATCTTGCGGGGTACCCCATCGGAGAAGAACACGGTGCTGGTTTCTTCAACGCCAGTGACACACCAGAATCCGAACACCCGGCCAGAGCCTTCAATCAAGGGCCAGGCCTTACCCTCGTCAGCCATTATGCGCACGTCATCCAGGGTTACGCGGCCGCCGGTGAGCTCTGGGTAAAGGGTGCCACTCAGGGTGATAGTGTCTTCACCCGGGCCCAGGTATTGGTAAGCGGGGCGCTGACCAACGCGGCTTTGGCTGGGGTGCCGCCACTGGGTGCTGCGCTGCAGCTGCTGATATGGCAGGGACTGGACTTCGAAGACGAACATTCCGAGGGTCATCATCATGGCGGATTACTCCCTGTCATACAGTGCACTGCGGGCACGGGTGGCTATACGGCGTTCGCGCTCCTGCAGGATCCGATCGACCTGGGCCGCTATCTCTCGTTCGCTTTGCCCTGGTGCTGCATAGACATTGATCGTGATGCTATCGCCAGCAGTGGTTGTAGAAGGCGTGGCGGTGGCGATCGGTGGGCGGTTGTCGAACTGGACGCCGGCCGCAGCGGGCAGGGCGGACGCGCCAATGGCAATGCCGGCCCCTACACTGCGCACACGCTTGCCGAACCCGCTGACCTGCTTAAGTGCCGCCGGTTCCTGTTTCTGGATACCTTTCCGGTATCCCTCGAGGGTGTCCTGGCCGGCGCTCATGAATACCCG